GAACATACTTACAATTGTGTAGTCTCATTATGCTCCCACAACATACTTACGAACAGTCTCTTCAGAAGTATTAACAGGGAAACAAATTAGATATCCTTCTTGTAAATGCGATTCTACTAATATATGCGTATCACCAAGGAGTTCTTCAACAAAATTCAAATTCTCTCCTCCATGCTTTGCTCTATTTGCAAAATTTCCATGCTCATAAGGACCATCTTGATAGATACGAATATCATCAATAACAACAATATCCTTACTCAAATCTCTCTTCTGGCAAATGATTCTCAATTCTCCTTCCAAAGGAATCTTAATGTAATCAGGATCATCATTAATAACTTCTACGTTCTGAGCATCACGATAAGAATCTGGATAGTGAGCATCTAGAAAAAAGAGTGCTGGATTCTCATCCAATTCTTCAAGTGCATTTGGAAGTTCATCATGACTAGCACCGTGATGCATACACACATTATCATTATCTTCAAAATACTTTACTGCTTCATCATAGATCCTTTCTAGAATCTCAATCGAATGCATCTTCAAGTCTGGAATATCAAGTTGAGAAACCTGAAGGAGTGAATTCTGACCATGAGAATCCAAAATACCTCCAGTCCCAGTTTCAACATAATGCTTAATATCAAAATCTTCAAATGTAGATTGAAGATTAATAGCGTTTTGTAATTTAGCCATAATTATACAGAAACATGCAAAGGTGAGTATGGTTTTTTGTTAACTTGATCAAGAATCCAAGAATAAGTTTTTTGAATTCCTTCCTCAAGAGTTTGTGAATAATCCCATCCAAGGTTTTCGCGGATAAGATCATTATTTGAATTGCGTCCACGAACTCCAAGAGGAGCATCAAGTTTATATACCTTACGGACAACTTTACCAGCAACTCTAGCAGTAGTTTCTACAAGTTCATTAATAGTCACCATCTCTTCTGAACCAATATTAACTGGTCCCATAAAGTCTGATTGCATCAACCTTCTAGTCGCTTCGACGCACTCATCAACATACAGGAAGGAGCGAGTCTGCTCACCGTCACCCCACACTTCGATAGATCCTCCGACCTCCGGGAGTTGAGCAACCTTGCGGCAGATAGCAGCTGGAGCCTTCTCTCTTCCACCGTCCCAGGTTCCTTCGACCCCAAAGATATTGTGATAACGGGCAACACGAACAGGAATACCATAGTTACGGTTGTAAGCCAAGTACAGTCTCTCTGAAAAAAGTTTCTCCCATCCATATTCACTGTCTGGTGCTGCTGGGTATGCGGATTCTTCACTACAATCAGGATTATTAGGGTCTAGTTGATTATGTTCTGGGTAAGCACAAGCAGAACTAGAATAGAAAATCTTTGTTGTATTAGTTCCTTTCCTATCATTCAATTCTCTTTGAGCATTGAGAATATTCAAATTAACCTGGCAGGAATTATGCATAATGTCAGCATCATTCTCACCAGTAAATACAAATCCTGCTCCACCCATATCAGCAGCGAACTGATAGATCTCATCAAATGGTTGTGTATACTTTGAAGAAACAAACCGATAAAAATTACCAGCATTACCTTTAAACTCAACTACTCTTTCTGTGAATAATTGGTTTGTAAGGTCTCCTACAATAAACTCATCTGCTGCTGTATCAGAATACTCTGGACACTTTAGATCAACTCCTCTGACCCAATATCCTTCTTCCTTGAGTCTCTTTACCATATGGCTTCCAATAAAACCACCAGCACCGCAAACAAGTGCTGTTTTTGTATATTCAGTCATAAATTAATTAATCTCCTTAGTATGTATTATACCACTAAACTTTGTTTATACCAACTATAGGTCTGCTTAATACCATCTCGCAAACTTATTTTAGGATTCCATCCAAAAGATTTAATCTTATCAATGTTCAAAACTTTTCTAGGAGTTCCATTTGGTTTTGAATCATCCCAATTAAATCCACCAGTGAATCCAACTACATCTGAAATGATAGATACCAGTTCATTAATAGATAAATCTTTTCCTGTTCCCACATTAACAATCTCAGGATCATCGTAGTTATTCATTAAGAATAAGCACGCATCAGCAAGATCATCAACATGAAGAAATTCTCTCATAACCAATCCACTACCCCAAACATCCATACGCTTTCCTTCCGCTTTACCTTCATGACATTTACGCATTAATGCTGGAAGTACATGTGATGTTTCTAGATCAAAGTTATCATTAGGTCCATAAAGATTAGTTGGCATCAATGAAATAGCATTAAATCCATACTGCTCACGATAAGCTTGACACATCCTAATGCCAGCAATCTTAGCAATAGCATAAGATTCATTAGATGGTTCCAATGCACCTGTTAGTAGATACTCTTCTTTAATTGGTTGAGCACAATACTTAGGATAGATACAAGATGATCCAAGGAATAAAAGTTTCTTTACTCCATGGCGATATGCAGCATCAATTACATTAGTTTGAATTGCTAGATTATCTCTAATAAACTCTGCTGTATATTTTTTATTTGCTACAATACCACCAACCTTAGCAGCAGCAAGGAACACATACTCTGGTTGATTAACACGAAAATATTTTTCAACATCATCTTGCCGCGTCAAATCAAAATGAGATCTAGGAGCAGAATAAATGTTCTCATACCCCTCCTCCTTCAATTTTCTTATGATTGCGGATCCTACCATCCCAGTAGATCCAGCAACTAATATTTTAGAATTACTGTCCATTTTTACACATATCCTCTACAAGTTTATTAAAGTTAATTTCTGGTTCCCAACCAAGTTCTTTCTTTGCTTTAAAAGAACTTCCCAATAGACTATCCACTTCAGCAGGTCTAAAGTACTTGGGATCAACTGCTACAATTGTTTTCTTAGTCTTCTTGTCCATACCAATCTCATCTTCACCTTCTCCTATCCACTGAAGATCAAATCCAAAATAAGGTGCTGCCTTATCAACAAAATCTTTTACCGAATATTGTTCTCCTGTAGCAATTACATAATCATCTCCACTATCTTGTTGGAGCATTAACCACATTGCTCTTACATAATCCTTTGCGTGTCCCCAATCTCTCTTGGCATCCAAGTTTCCAAGATAAAGAACTGCTTGATCATCATTAGCAATACGCGATAGACCTTGAACAATCTTTCTTGTTACAAAAGTTTCACCTCTTCTGGGTGATTCATGATTAAAAAGAATTCCAGAACTAGCATGGAATCCATATGCTTCTCTATAATTCTTAGTAAGCCAATAAGCATAAACCTTAGAAGCACCATACGGTGATCGTGGGTGGAATGGCGTTGTCTCCGTTTGTGGAACTTCACGAACTTTACCAAACATTTCAGATGAAGATGCTTGATAGATTCGTGTTTTCTTCTTCATCCCAAGAAGTCTAACTGCTTCTAGAATACGAAGAGTTCCTAATCCATCTACATTACCAGTATATTCAGGAGTCTCAAAGGAAACTTTAACGTGACTCTGAGCACCTAGATTATAAATCTCATCGGGTTGAACCTTCTGAATGACGCTAATAATATTAGTAGCATCCGTTAGGTCTCCATAATGAAGTTTGATCTTATTAAAAATATGATCAATTCTATGCGTATTGATCAACGAAGAACGACGAACAATACCATGAACTTCATATCCTTTAGTCAAAAGGAACTCGGCAAGATAAGAACCATCTTGCCCAGTGATCCCTGTAATAAGAGCGGTTTTCATTTTAACCTTTTGTTCTTCCGAATAGATTCATTTCAATTGAATCAAGTCTACCCTTCAAAGCAGAATCATCACCGCCACCACTAGCATTACACTTTTCTTCAAGTGCTTTTACTGCAGATTCCAATGCCGACAATCTTGCTTCTGTATTACTTGTAGTAGTTCCAAATACACCACCAGATGATGTATTGCTTTTTTTAGTTGACATAATTTTATTTTAAAGTAACGTACTTTATTTAGTTTGATATTAGAATATATTTCATTTTACCTCAACCTCTTGAAGGTCTGTAGTTAAAACATCAATCAAAATATCATAATCATCCAACGGTTCGCCAGAGAATATTACACCTTCATTCTCATAATAACGACGTACCTTTTTATAAAGTTTTGGATTTCTTACATCTAGGAAAAATTCTCCAGTAGCGGCACCCTTAAGTGTCTGAACATCTTTCTTGAATTTTGATGTGATCGTCATTGTTTTGTGTGATTACATAATAATTATAAGAGATCCGGAATGCTATGTCAAGTAAATGAGACAGTACTTTAAGTGTCCTATGCTCCTTCGTTATGCTCCGTATAGATACGATCAATCTCAGCATCAACTGGTTTCATTACAACAGTTGATTCTCCATTTGTTATTTCTATGCTTTCACCGTTTTCAACTCTAACAATCATCTCATCCCAATTTTCTTGGAACTCTTCTACTGTAAGTTTCTTCATTTACCAAAATTGAACCGCATTATTTATCGTACTTCAAAATCCAATTTACGAACTTTGCGTTTACGTCTTTGTTCTTGCCATGCAATGTCTTCTGAAGAAAGGACATTCTTATTCTTCTTCTTCATATTTCCAGAATCAATCATAACCACTAAACCCAGATCAACTGCAGATAACTTATCTCCAATGAGTGTGGTCATATTACTACAACCACAACACTTTGTTTTGCCGGGATGACTAGTCAATTCTTTATTACATTCTTTACATCTTACTACAATCATGATTAAACATCCTTTTAATCAACTCTATTTTACTAATATTTATTACTATGAACTACATTCTCTGACTTTTTGTATAACATCTTTAAGTTCATTGCCTGGATTTGCTTTTTGCAATTGACTAAATGATCCAAATGAAGGGCCAGAATTGCTAGTAACCTTACTCCAATCTTCATCAAAGAGTTCTAATCCTTTATCAGTAAGAACATGATTATACATCTTACCAAAGACTGCTGGTGGCATTGTTACAATATGCGCTCCATTATAGAATGATCTTGTTACTCTATGAACATCTCTAATAGAAGCAGCAAGGATCTCTGTAGAACATACACCTTGTCTACAATAAAGATCGGCAATAGAACGAACTACTTCCAATCCAGAAATTGAATTATCATCAAGTCTTCCAACAAAAGGAGACACATATTTTGCTCCTGCTTTATGAGCAAGGATTGCTTGTGCTGCATTAAAGATAAGAGTTACATTAACATTAATCAAATCTCTAGAAAGTTGCTTGCAAGCATATAAACCTTCTGGACTACAAGGAACTTTAACTGTGCAGCACTTACCAAACTTCTCATAAAGTCTGCTACCTTCAGCAATCATCTCTGAAGAATTACCTACTACTTCCATACTAATATCAGAAATACCCATATCCTTTAATTCTTGATACACGTCTTCAGGATCTCTACCACTCTTCATAATAAGAGTAGGATTAGTAGTTACTCCATCAATCAATCCAGTAGGAAAATACTTATGTATAGCAGAGGTATCAGCAGTATCTAAAAAGATTTTCATTGGTGTGTGGTCATTCATTGTGTTTAATATTTAGAATATGGGTTGCCTGAGGATCGAACTCAGGACCGGTCGGTTAAAAGCCGAATGCTCTACCTCTGAGCTAGCAACCCGAACGGGATAGAAGGGACTTGAACCCTCGACCTCCTGCGTGACAGGCAGGCGTTCTAACCAACTGAACTACTACCCCAACTCCCCCGGCTGGACTCGAACCAGCGACAACAGAGTTAACAGCTCCGTGCTCTACCAACTGAGCTACAAGGGATTGGAAGGTGCCGAAAGCAAGATTTGAACTCGCGACCTTGGCTTTACAAAAGCCCTGCACTACCACTGTGCTATTTCGGCAATGGGCAAGGTTGGATTTGAACCAACGTAGGCAGAGCCAGCGGATTTACAGTCCGCCTCCTTTAACCACTCGGACACTTACCCACTTACTCTAGAGCGGATAGACGGAATCGAACCGACGACGAAAGGTTGGAAACCTTTAGTTTTACCTCTAAACTATATCCGCACATGAAATGATGGGCCTTACACGGAGAGGAAGTGGTGGTGGTCTCTCCGATGCCCATACCTATTATTATAGACCAAAATTTTCATTTGTCAACAGGCTCACTAGGAATCGAACCTAGAATAACTCTTTAGAAGAGAGTAGTTATCTCCATTTAACTATGAGCCCTTCCATTTCCATAAGATACACCCAATCCTGTTATAGGATCAGGTTGTACAGCACCATACTTGTCTCTCATCCTAATAAACATCTCTGTCCATTCTTCTGCATTCTGATCACTCTTGAATATGTTATTTTCATTAGCATACTCAAGATCAGGATCAATCTCTTTCATTAAGTTCTAAAGACATAATTTCAACATCTTCTACACCATCAAGATCAATCCATTCTGCAAACTCTTCATACAAAGCCCGTGCATATTCATGATTTGTATTATCAATCCTTTCCAATGCCCATTCACGAATACCTGAGACAATATCTTCAGTCTGTGTTTCCATAATAATCTTTTCGGAAGTACCTTGAGAGGATGTTGCTATTGTAGTACAAGGGGGTTCCGTCGTCAAGTGACTCTGTGAGGACATTGTTGTAGAAGAGTTGTCTGGTCTCTTCAAAGTTTGTTTTACCTTTTGTTTTATGGAGTGAAAGTATTTTTCTTTGGAAATTTTCTTTGCCAATTTTATCAACATCTTCCCTAAGTTCTGGACATGATCCATAATACTTCTTCCAATCAGATTCGGATTTTACTTTTCGTTTTTTTCCTTTTGGTGTTCTAAACTGCCAAAAATATTTTCTCCCAACGTATTGTCGTTGGTTCTTGAGATTGGTAATGTTATAAACAAAACCAAAGTAGTCGTGAATATCAGCAGAGTTAAAAACTTTGCCATTATAATTCCAGGGATTTTCATAGTCAACAGGCATAGCCTACCACACATTCATGTCTTTATTTAGAAATAGACACAATAGTTAATAGGCACTATGATGTAGCATAAATACTTAAGTATTGCGGAAAAGACCATGAGTAGCGGTCAATTAAATAAAGTAGATATGCAAGCAAGAGCATTTAAGCTCAAGAATGAATTATATGCAAAATGCGAAAAAAATGAGTTGAGTCATGAAGAATGCCGAGGTGCTGAAGATTACCTCAATAAAGTCCTTGATGTTGTAGATGAATACAGATACTAAAGTTTAAATCCTGAGAAAGTATCCTTCTTAA